TTCTTCCCATATCCATAAAGAATTAACACCATTCTTGATATGCCCTCTCAATACCCATTTAATTGTTTTGTATGTTCTTTCCATATCTATTGTTTTATTTTGTATATATTATAACAGTTTCTACATCACACTCATCATTAGTGCAGGTACTATTAGACACTATACCATATCCTTCATCACCATAATCTTCATAGTCATTATCTCCACCCCATATTAATTCTTCTTCACACTTTGGACATTTCATATTGTTATTGTTTTAGTTATTATATTTCTTTTAGAATGGCAATTGATACTTGTATTTGTATTCTTTTATTAGTTCTTTTATTTGTTTATTAGTGTATTCTTTAGAGGATTTAACAACATTTACTAGAATTTTAATATTTGTTTTCTTTTCTAAGGATGTAAAATAATTCATATTATTTACTTGCTCAATTTCCTGAAGTACCCAAAAAGACAATGCATTTATTAAATTTATTTTTTGTTTGCTTGGTCTGATTACTATTTCTATTCGGTTCATTGTCTTGTAAATTAATGAATAAACTAGACTCATTATATGTATTTGCATTCTTTATCTTTGTTTTCACCTCTATTATATTTACTTGCATATATTTTAGTTGTATTGGGGAGGTAACCACACCCCCCCTCTACTACTCAGGTCTGAAAAATTAAATGCTTTGTAGGTCTTACCCTATATTTATTATTAATTATTTCCTGAGTATTCTTTTTTATTGAACAAATATATAAAAATAATTCAATTTTATACTATTTACTTTCTAAAACTTTTACCCTTGATTACCACCACTTTACACTTCCTTAGTCTATCTAAAGTCCTCTCATCATATCTTTCTTTCAATGCTTTGGATGCTAAATTAGTTGTTATCAGTAAAGTCTTTGAACTATCTTCAGCATAAGATATAGCATCAGCAACTGCATCTATCTTAGTTCCATAATCATTCTTAATGCTTTCAGTACCTAAGTCATCAATTATAATAAAAGAAGCAGAACTTCTCTCTATCTCACCAAGTTCTTTTGCTGGTGTGCTAGTAAGTAACTTATTTGTTTTTGTTCTAAAGATTGCAGGGATAACATAATTAAGAATAGTAGACTTACCTAAACCACATTCACCCATTAACATTAACCCTCTACCTTTAGTATCTGATAACCAATCTATTATCTCATCATAAGAATCAAGATGCTCATACACATCAATAGTTCTATCATAATACCTAAATGCTTTAATGAACATTTCTCTCAATTCATCTGTAGTTCCTAATTTAAACCTATTATACATCTTAGGCTGTAGGAAGTTTTCTATCATAAATGTATCTTCTATTTTTCTCATAATCTATATATTTTTAATTAAATCAGCAACTTCTCTCCAGTCATCATTCGTACTAATATCTTTATTTTTGTATAATACACGCAATGAATTTAAAGCATCATTAACTCTGTGTTTTTTAGTTTTAATAGAACTTTTTATCTCTATAGGAAGTCTATCTGTCAAATCCCATTCTATTGATGTTCTTCCTGTAACAGTACACTTTCTATTTTGAACCTCATAAATAACTCCAAGTTTTCTTAATTCAGTAAACCTTGTTGCTTCTTGTTTAATGACATTCATAGTTGAATATACTTCTCTAGTTGTAGATGGTTTTCCCATTGATAATAAAGCTGAATAAACCCTAAACCTCATATTAGATAAAAGCCCTTCTGACTTAATTTGATTGTAGCAGTCTATTGATGTTTGTCTTGTTTTCATTATTGTAAGTCGTTCATTATACATTCGTGTTGGAAATCCCCATCTTCATTAAGTTCATCTAACTGCTCATCAGTCATTGGCTTTCCATCATAGTCAGCACTTGATATGTATGCATCACAGAAGTCAGGATAGTCTTTAGTATCTATTCCATCTATTTCAATATTGTCAATTTTTTTGTAGTCCATAGTTTTTTTGTTTTTAGTTTTTAAAAAGAACCATCCCCATAGTCTTGTCCTGCTGTATGTCTATGTGATGTGGTTCTATCATTAGTATTATTGTTTCTGCTGCTTTTCTCCCAAGTTCTTACACAGGCTTTCCAACTTTTCATTTTGTTTTTACCAATCAACCAATCTTTACTTTCATAAAAATCACAGAATGTTTCTGCATCTACAGTATTTTTTCTTTCATTACAATATTCCTTAACTTGAATTATTGTTGGTTTTTTAAAAATACCCTTAGTATTACCTTTCATAGTATTAATACTTGTAGTATTACTCTTTAGATTTTTATCGCATAGGGTTTTAGATATTTTTAACATACCATTATTGATTATTTTCACATACCTATGTGATATTTGTCGTGTACCCTCCTTGTATGTATATCTAACCTCAACATACCCATACTTAACTAATTGGCTAACCCATCCTGAGATAGTTCCTTTTTCTTTTTTATATAAGTCTGCAAAGTATTTATTAGATGCAAAGCACTCAGCGTTCATATTACATAGTGCTGTTATCTCAGCGTATAATAGTTTAACATTAGCCTTTAACCTATCATCATACCTGACCTCTGCTGATAGTATTGCATAGTAGTTTGGTTTTTCTTTCATTGTGTTATAGTTTTTAAAATAAGAGGAGGATATTTCACCTCCCCTCATATTATTTAGAATGGTAAATCACTACTATCACTACTAGACTCTTGCTTAGGAGCAGTCTTATTAGACTCCTTTGGCTCAAAATCATTTACATAGGCATAATGTGTCGCACCTTTTTCTGATGGCTCTCTACGTTCTGAAATCACCATTGATACCCAGCCATTTTTTGCATTCTTTTGTAGTTCATCTAACTTAAAGTTAGCAACCATCATTTCTCCATACTTAGTTGGAATGTTTTTAATACTACTTGGTAAGTAAACCTTCTCTTTCTTGTCTGTCATTTTTTTGTTTTTTAATTTTATATAATTTAGTTAATGAATCCGTTATTTTCCCTGACATACCCTCTAATTCTGATATTTCTTCATCTATCTTTACCTCAATCACTCTGTTTTTTAACTTTTTATATGATTCAGTTTCAAGAATACTCTCTATTTTCTTATATGATTCAGAGTCCTCAGAATATATTTTAAAGAAAAACTTAAATTGTCTTATATGATATATTATTGAGGAGTGGTGTAAGTTAGTAACCTCTCCTATCTTCATTAGAGTTAGACCAAACACCTCTCTTAACACATAAATATACATTCTCTTAGCAAATATAATATTTCTTTTTCTGTTGCCTGAAAATATTTCATCTTTATTTACTTCATACATATATGTTAATTCATCAATAATCATATTGTTATAATTATCGTTAAATTCTAATTTTCTTCTTCTCATTTTGTTTATTGTTTTATTTTAAATCGTACACTATTGTATCAATTATGTCTTGTATTGTTAAGTCTATATAGTCTGCTAATCTTTTTGCGTGGATAAACCTTATTGATGGTGGATTCTTTATGAAGTTTCTACTAGTAGCATAGTTTACTCCTATAATCTTACATAACTGGAGGTTAGATATTCCATATATTCTTAATAGAGCCTCAAACTCATTTCTTGATTTTCTAATTTTATCTAAAGAATACTTATTAGTCATTTCTCTGTAAGTATTTCTCTATCTTTTCAGTTTTCACTCTAAAGTTTGTCTTATCAAAATGATAGAAATCTAACATCTGCTTGTCATCTAGCAGTTTCATAATATCATCTTCTTTTATAAATCCTAACATATTTTTCCTCTCCCATACAATGTATGTATAAACTTTCAAGAAGTGTTTAAAAATCTCTATGTTCAAATACTCCATCTCTGAACATTTTGAGCCATTGCTTTTGTGGGTCTTTTTCATATCTATTGTTGTATAGTTTAGTTATTATTTCTTCTGCTTCTACTTCTGATAAATCATTTAGCCTATTTAGAATGTCAGCCTTCATTTGTGTAGTAAGAGATGTTAAATCAATGTTACCCTCAATGGTCAGCCATTGTGAGTTTGTTATCTCACTAGGCTTTCCATCAAAAAGTTCATCTATATCACTATTACTTAGGCTCATCTACTATTTCATCCTGCCCAAATACTCCTTGCTCATAGAATCCTGTCAGTTTCAACACTACTCTACTCATTGCTCTTTTCTCAGCCATTGATACTGGAAATTTCTTACCACCACCATTTAAGTTAGCAGGAGATGCTTCACCAAAACTCATCACATTTCTAACATCATTCCCAACCTTCATAGTACCTGCTGCTTTCAATACGCAAGTGCTTTTGTCAATATCCATAGTGATTACTTCATATCCAATAGTAATACTATTCTTAGCAGAAATCTTATCAATACCTGTTCTAGTGATGATTACAAAGCCTCTAGGGTCTTTAAATACATCCTCAGCAGTTAAGCCATTCTCTTTGTAAAGCCTTCTTAAAGCCTCTGTTCTTGTTTCAATAACCATCTCTGGTTTCTTTGTTAGTTTTTCCTGCATTGTTTTTTTTGCCATTTGATTATTTAATTGATTATTATTATTGTTATATCCTTCTGCAATTTCGTGCATAGTGTTAATTGTTTGGTCTTGCTCGTTCATTCGCATTTCCATAAATTGTTCTTTCATTTTTCCCATTTTTTTATAGTTTTTAGTTATTAATTAATTATTGTAAAATTTTCTCCACTCTTCAGAGTCCTTGAATTTACTATAGTATTTTTCCCCATCTAATACTAGATGCCATTCACCCCAAACATTACACATCTCATCTTCAGGAATACCACAATCTATTACTTTAGAATTATGTTTAAAGCCTATCTGCTCGGCAATTATATGTGTGGCTACAGATACATCTAAATTATTATCTTCTAGTATTTTAAATCCGTGCTTTAATATGTCAATAATTTTATCTTTCTCTGCCGTAACGCTTAATCTACCTGAGTGTATAAAGTTATGACAACTATGGCATAAGGGTATTATTTGTTTAACCTTTACCTCTCCTGTTCTAAGATTAAAAGTATAATCTTCGTGTGCCTCCAACCATTGATGATATTTGGCTTTAGTCTTATGAATACCACAAGCCAAGCAATGATATTTAGTTGAAGCATAAGCCTCCTGTCTTACCTTGTCCCACCACTCCTGTCCTTTTATTACTCTCGGTGCAAGTCCGTGTAGAGGTTTAGGGATATTAGGGTGTTGTAGTAGTTGAGGTCGCTTTTCCATCCACTCAACTTCTGTTTCTTTGACCTCAAATAAATCATCTATCCAATCATTATTCTTCTCCTCCATTTTGTTTATTGTTTTAGTTATTAATTGAGGCAAATATATAAAATTGGAATTAATAAACAAGGGTTTTTTAACAATTTTTAGAAAAATGTTTACCTACTAGAGATAAAATGTATGTAAATTGTGCTTTAGTTTAGAAGTAATGTACTAAACGAGCCACTTGACCGCTGTCTTTTTGGTGTAAGAAACCTTCAACTGCTCGTGGAACTCCCACATATCCTTTTCTTGAGTGCCAACTATCAGTTCCTGATGGACTTCTCATATACTCAACAGTTACTCCAATGAAATCCTTAGCATCTAACCACTTATGTTTAACCTTGTGATGTAAATGATGCAAATACCAATACCTATGAGTTGTTTCTGACCATAATAGAGGTTGTTCTTGAGCCATTGTTAGAGGTAAGTTTGCCATCTTAGCACCATCTCCGTGTTCTAAGCCTATTAAGTTCTTACCATATTGGTAATACTTTCTATGTGCTACTGATATATCAAATGTAACTTCACTATCATTCCTAAACCAACTCTTTAATGCGTGTGCCAAATGAAAGCCACTCTGATAATCGTGATTAGACATTGAATGAACAACATCTACAGGTGCAATCTCTCTTAGTATCTCAACACACTTAACATATAGTGCTAGAGCAATTTCAAAATGCTCCCACCACTTACCATCTACATCTTGATTAGTACCTGCTGTAGTTGTATTGTAAACATTATCTATATGCAGAATATCGTTCCCTACGCAAAATAATACCCTATCTACCTCAAAACCTTTAGATTTATCAATAAGCCCTTGTAGCCCCTCTAAGACCCTCTCACACGCAATCTCTACATTGTAACCATCACCAGTTTCAATATGATTAGCATATTTACCAATATGAATATCTGCAGGATTAATTACTAACAGATGATTGTTAAGTTTAATCTTTCTTTTTATTGAGGGATAGTGAGGTGAGTGATTTTCTATAAAACTACTAACTGTTTTTAGTATATCAGTTTCATTAGCAGTTATATCTTCTTTAGTTACAATACTGAATCTAAACTCTCCACTAGCAGACTGCCAATGCTTTACAGATACTACATCTTTTTTATCAATGCCTCTCTCTGCTAAGTTAATGTCTAATGCTGTGTTGCCATTAGTGTTAGTAGTTGATTCTGCTCTATTCTCATAAACCATTTCAACTTCTTCTTCTGACAATCTTAATCTCTTACCATATTCTTTCATTATTTAATGTATTGGTTATGAAGCAATATTACGAAAAAAAAAGGCTGTATAATACAAAAGTGAGATGTTTTTAAACATCCCACTCTTGAAAACTATAAACAATTTTGAAAACAAAGAAAGGCACAACCCTTTCAAAGCCTACACAAAGATACTTATTTCTTACAAATACCAGTACAATTACTATTATTTTTTTCAAATACTGAAAAACATAAAGGCAATATACCTAATCCTGTCATTATCAAAGCATTAGTATCAATACCATTCTTCTCAATATACAAACTTGCAGATAAAACTATCACGCCACTAATAGTTCTCTTGCTACTCCACTTCCCTTTAGTGTCTGTAAACAATTCTTTTACTGCTTTTAGTAAGTCTGTTATTGGTTTTATGCCTCCCTTCACTAGCATAGACCCTATCCATTGAGGAAGCACTATTTTTTCTTTGGGTAGTTTGGAATGAATGTGTCAATCATTGTATCTAACCATCCAAAGATTATGTTGTCTTTATCTGATGGAGTTAAGTTAGTAATGATTTTAGCAAAAGCCATTAATCCAATTAATAATTCTAGCCAATTTTCTGTAATAAAATTCATAATATATATATTTAAGTTAATTTTTTAATTAATAACCCCAAATGCAAGGAGTTGTTTTTTCTGTGTCGCAATCAGCGTGTATAAACTTATTTTCAAAATCTATACCAAACCTTTCAAATCCTGCTCCCCCTAGTCCACCAAGAATTAATGCTAAGTTGTTACCATTAGTAAATCTAATATCAGCAGCGATTCCTTTAATATGAGAACTTGTTGGATTGCTTATTGATAATGGATGTTTCTCGCATCTATATCCACTATTTACTATAAATGGTAATCCTGCAATTCTTCTTGCATTATCTATCATCTCTAAGAAATCATCATTAATGTAGTTAGTATTACAACCACACTTACAATTAAACTCACTTCTTTTGAAATACTTCAAAGCCATATTAAGCAGTAACCATTACAAACTCAACATCTATTGCAGTATCAGCATCAGAAGATTGTCCAGAAACTCTTTCAATGTTTGCAAATGTAACTGCACCTGTAATAGTTGTAGCATCAATACCTGCGTTCATTAAAAGTAAAGTGTCTGCAGGAGCAACTTGAAAGAAAACATAATCTACCCCATTATAAATCATAAGGTTAAGATTATTAGCATTATCTAAATTAGTAATCCTAAAGTATTTATAATCAGATTTAACTACCTGACCCTGACCATCTTCTGTTCCTAATCCTATTATATTAGTAAATGATATACTCTCTGCTCCTTTACCTTCAACACTCATAATCCTTTGTGATACTTTACTATTACTTAGAAATGTCTGAGTCATTGTATTACCATAATCAACTCCATTAAGAGAGTAAGACTCTGATATAGTTACTGTTAAATCTGATGGTGTTATTGTTGTTGCCATATTTTTTTATTTATTATTCGTTTATTAATTCTTCATCAGGTTCTACATCTGTACCCTCAGCATTCTTTGCCCAACCTAAGAACGAATGTACACAATCTACAGGAAATAACTCGTGTATTCCGAAATCAATTTCTTCTGTAGTCATTAGGTCGTAAAATACTCCACTATAATATACAGGTGGTGTTAATTCTTTACCATCTTTATCATAAGTTGCAGGTATCTCTACTATCTTATTTAAAAAGACTATAGCCTGTGTACCATTTCTGTACACTTCTTGAGTAACTCCTTCTTCAGTTATTACTTCATAAGTACCTTTAGCAAGTAAGTCAGCATCTCCTTCTGCTTTTGTATCGTATTGTAATTTATATATATTCATTTTATTATGTTGTTAATGTTA